ATTACACAACAAGAGAAATGAACGAGGCATATTGTAATGAGTATTTGAAAATGGGCAATAAATATTTACCATTCCTATTTTATTGGATGGCGGACCCCAAGATAAGGACATACAACAGGATCCAATTTCACCCAGAACCAAATTGTCCGTCCTACATCTTTAATACATATGAGGGACTATATTGTGATAATCTGGATGAAACAGAATACGATGAAGAAGTGGGTGAGATTGGGTTATCCAAATTCATTGAATTGGTGAGGAATAACTCAAACGACAATGAGGAGATTTATCGATACATCATCAAATGGTTAGCACGAAAAATCCAATTCCCATATTTGCGCAGTGAGATGGCTGTATTTTTTAAGGGGTTGAATGGCACTGGAAAGACAATGTTGTTGAAATATGTAGCGGCGATGTTTGGGAAATATGGCATCATCATTGACGATATTCGAAAACTTTCCACGGATTTCAATGAGGTAATCAAACAACTATTGTTTCTTGGGTGGGATGATCCCAAGGAGGATAAAGACCAGACGACAAAGGGATTGAATTCCATTTTGACAGCATCTACAGCACAATTGAATTGTAAGTACATGCCGTTAGAAACTATCAAGTTGTATTTTGACATGATGGGCACATTGAATAAACAGAAATTATTCAGTTTTGATGGTGGTGAGAGAAGGTACATGATTATTCGCACATCCACAAGAAACTCGGCATTTGAAACAAAACAAGACAATTATTGGGGAGAAATGGCGAGATATTTAGATGATAAGAAAATTTGTATCAGCACAATGATTGCGGTGCGTAATTATTTGAAAAGTATTGATGTGGTGGATTTCAATCCCCAGAGACACAAGATCATTACGGATGATTTCATCGGTGAAAAAGAACGCCAGATAGATAATGTGTTGGCGTTCTTACGAGAAAAGATAGAAGATGGTGCTTATCATTTGATGACTGAAATCCAGAAGAAGGATATTTGGGCGGAATATAAAGATTGGTATGGTGATAGTTATCCAGAGACAAGATATATGAAGAAAAAAATTACATTTTATCAAGAATTACTGAGTTATGCCATTTCCAAAAAGGAATATGAGAACAATGGGAACAAATTCACAAATGAATCTTTTTGTATGTTTATCAAAAAGGACAATCGGGAATATTTTAGTTTTGATAGCAGCGCTCTTACCAATTACCTATATTATCACCAAATCATAAAAAAATCAACTGAAAATGAAAACATCAAGGTGGCACTATCAGCACCAAAATCAGTATCAATTGAAGAATTGGATAAAAAAATCTACCCCCGTACTTCCAATCTTGAATTGATGAAATATTGGGACAAAACATACGAAGAAGTGTATCGGCTTGGTAAAGACAATATCCTTCATGGAAAACCTTTTCAAAAATATGTGGCTCTCAAGGATGGTTTATGAAACTTTTTTCAAAAATGAAATCCATCAACACAAAACACAACAATTAAAAAATGGAGATACATAAAGAACGAATCAGGGATTTCCTTTACGGGATTCCCCGAGAAAAAAAAGACAGATTATTCCACCAGATCAAGTTTTATCGTGTCCTTGGTATTTTTAACGCCTTTGTGGGGGAATACAACAGCATTGAAGAAGGCCCAATCAAGCCCTCACTGATGAGACCATTCTATGAAGAAATCATCCACGATGAGGACTCGACACTCTACCAGATGCCAAGATATACAGACAGACCCAATAATTTTTTTTGGTTAAAGGAAAAATGATCTAAAGACATGATTTCGTAAATAATTTTTTTCTTAAAAAATTATTTTTCTTGATAGAAAAAAAATACAATGGAAGGGAGATCAGTCCCATTCGGGAAATACAAGGGCCAGCCAATGTCCGTCCTTTTTAGTGATAAGAAATACTACGAGTGGCTACAGAACCAATCGTGGTTCAAGAACAACTTTGAACCACAGAAGGACCAACCCACACCCAAACACAACCGGCTCCAGTGTGCCTTTCTGGACCACCAGAAGGTAATCAATTTCCTTGAGGGAGTCATCAACCCAACCACAATCAAGGACATCAAGGTTGTTTTCGAGCACCCTATCGGCTGGGATGTGGTCATTTCCTATGAAGAGAGGACTGGAAGCTACTGGGACGAGATGATTGAAAAAGAGGAATACACGCATAAAAACATTTACATAGAGCTAAAGACAATGGTGGGTGATGAATACCCATCCATCCTACGAAAACTGGTGAGACAAAAAGATTCAATGGATGATAATGAAGGCCTCTATGTCCTTGTCATTGATTCCTATAATGGTGATGTGCCCCTCGATGATGTCAAGAAGATTTTCAAGACACAAGAGATCATCGTGATCGATTCCTCTTTCCAGAAAAAAATGATTTAAGAAGAAGCAAAAGAAACAAGAAAGAAGCAATGACAAGAGGGGAAAAGGACTACAGCAAGGCGAAGATTTACGAGATCATCTGCCTGACGACTGGAGAACGATACATAGGATCAACCTGTTATCAATATTTGTGCCAGAGAGAAAGATATCACATATACGCTTTGAAATATTGGAAACAAGGGAAAAATAAATTTTATACAGCGTTGCCGATAATAGAACGAGGCAATTACCAGATGCTATTGATTGAGGATTACCCCTGTTCTTCTCAAAATGAACTAACAGCAAGAGAGGGATACTGGATACGAGAAAAAGAATGTGTCAATAAACGAATAGAAGGGAGGACTTATAAACAATATTGTCAAGACAACGCTGAAAAGATAAAGGAACAAAAGATACAATACAGGCGAGACAATATTGAAAAAATAAATGAACAACACAAACAATACTATCAAGAAAATATTGAAAAAATAAATGAACAACACAAACAATACTATCAAGAAAATATTGAAAAGATAAATGAACGACAGAGACAACACTATCAAAACAATGCTGAAAAGAAAAAGGAACGACAGAGACAATACTATCAAGAAAATATTGAAAAAATAAAGGAACGACAAAGACAACACTATCAAAACAATATTGAAAAGATAAATGAACGACAGAGACAATATTATCAAAGAAAAAAAGAACAAAAATAAATTTTTAACTGAGAAATAATAGAAGAAGATATTACCGATTCGATGAAGATTGACTATTTCTTGTAGGTGGCTTTGGCGACCTTGAGGGCCTCGCGGTAGGAGATGCCTTTCTGCTTGGCGACTGCCTTGACATGTAAGACCCAAGGGTTCATAGCTCTTTTTTTACTATCTACCGACATTTCTTTTTTTTTTGAATAATTTTTTCCAGATTCAACCCCATAGAGCAATCGCACCTGGGCCTCGGCCTTGCTTTTGGTGGCACATTTCGAATGGATTTCACCCGTCTCTGTATTCAAGACTTCCCAGCATTTGGGGCTGATCCTTTTGATGGAATAGGGCATTATTCTTTATTATGAATAATAAAAAAAATCCTATTGATAAATGAAATGGATCATCTGCCTACTTTCGGTGATCCCATTTTCATTAGGGAAAATAAGAGGGTCATCACTTTTTGGGTTAGAAACACCACTACAGAATACGGATTGTTCATGGGTCCAGCCAGCATCATATTATATTGACGAACTTGGGAAAAGGGGATTCAATTACTTAAGAATCCCTTTCAGTGGGGAATATGTCCGCAACAACAACTTCCGGGTCATGGATGAGATATTTGAAGGGGCCTCAAGATGGAACATGTCAATCTGTCTGGACTGGCACAGGAATATCAATGGCTTCCAGGACAACTGGCTTGAGAATATCTCTCTGGATGAATATTACAGATTATACGAGATACTGATTGAGAGATACAAACAAAAACCAACATTAAAAATGATTGGGTTATTCAACGAGTTCAAGGGGAACGAAGCATCATTCTGGCAACAACAGATGGGGCAGGTGGTGCTACATTTTGAGAATAAATACCCAATGAGGTTCGACTGGCTTGTGGGGTGCCCCAGATGGTCGGGAGATTGTATCGACATGGACTGGTCCAATTACCCATTCAAGGATCGTATTTTTGTCGATCACCATAAATATATATTCAGTGAGCCGTCAAACCCTCAAGGGTGGGAAAAATCATTTTATAAGGACCACAAACAAGTCATCGTGGGGGAATGGGGGTATTTTAGTGATAGCCAGAGCCAATGGGCCGAGACATTCGTGGATTGGTTGATAAAGAATGATATTAGGAACAGCTTCTTCTGGGTCTCTGTCAGTTCATCAGGAGACACAGGTGGCTTATGGAAGGATTGTAGGGTCTTTGAAGAAAGCAAATACCAACTACTAAAAAGATTATGGGGAGTAGATGATCATAGGGGATTAGTGGAAGACAAGATATTTCGTGGTTCTAATCGTGTTGATAATCTTCTTGGGTTTATTTCTAACAGCAGTGCTGACGCAATCGTGATGGATGAAGCAGGAGACGATGACGACTGGGAAGATAGGAATCTCCAAGGACCATGGAGGAGGAGGAAGTGCCATTTTATCGAACAGCCGTTGATGTGTATCAAGCACCACGTTTGTTGCTGGGGAAAAGCCCATGATGGATGCTTTAAATGTGCCTAAAAAAAGATGGCTCCATCTTGTTCGTTCAGGTCATTATAGCTCCTCCTCCTCTGTTCCATTTCTAATTCTTGTTTATGGTTCTTGTAATCACCATATAATTTTACAATGTAGAATGTGATCTGGACAAGATTACAGACAACACTTATTAAGAGGGCAACAGAAATAACATCCATGTTTTTTTTATTATAAAAACAACATTTTTTCTACATCGATGATAAAATTGATTTTTACGAGGCACACCCCCTTCCAATTGTGGAATGGTGTTTCAATGATGACTAACAAAAATGATTTTTTTTTTTTCAAAACAGATCAATCAATCAATCAACGAACGATGAGCAACATCAGTGCCCTATGGATGGTGAAGGATGACATCCTCTACACAACCAACAATGGATATGACAGCGATAAAAAACCATATATCCCATTCAGCGAGTTTCTTCAAGATGTCATTGCTGTTGTGTCTATAACAGATTTTATCCAGATGACGAATGATATGTTCCGCAACGAGATTTCCAAGCTCCCAGCAGAAATGAAGATGATGGCTTTAACCATTATTAAATATTTCCGTGAAAACTATGAGACAATTAAAGCCATGAAAGGACAAGACCTTCATATCAAGACACCTATCATAAAAAAAAAGAGATGATTTCTGCGACGTCAAATCATAAAATAAAATAGAGGATTATTTTTTAATAATAAAAACAATTGATTAACAAAAAATATAATGTAGATTATTATATTATAATATGAAATTTATCATTTTATTATTAATTTTCCATTTTATTTCTTTAAATCAATAATAAAAAATTTTTTAATGTTTTTGATAATAATAAAATGCGGTTGTTTATTGTTTAAATGATGATTTTCTTAATAAGCAATATCATATTTAATAATATAATCCTTCATTATATTATTAATTGGATAAAAAACACATTTTATTTTTTATTTATCTTTTGAATCCTCGTTGGACCAATTCTTCTATCAGTCGTTCCCTTGACATTTGTGAGTATCCAGTAATTGGGTTTGCTGTTCCTGTCAATCTTGTTGCGATGGAACGAACCAAGTCCTTGTTTAGATTGCCAATCCTCAAGTCCCGTTTCAATGATAAGAGGCCTTGTGTTTCAATCTGCCGTGTCAATTGTCTTTTTACAAGGACGGATGATATGGCCTCTGTCCTCTTCCTCTCTTCTCTCCTAATTGTCCCTTCTTTCTGTGATTGGATGTATCTCCCAATCCCAATCCCCCTCTTGAAACATTGTAAGGGTGTCCCTTGATATGATCGTGGTGGTAATTGTTCTCTGTTCCCACAGAACATACGGAGCCCTGTGTTTATGTTGTCCGTCATTTATAAATTGATATTTTTATTTTAAAGGAATTAATAATCGTTCCAATATTTTTCTGTTGTCTTCTGGGTCTGTCTTGAACAGCTTCAAGAATGTCTCCATCCTCTGGAACAGGTTTGGAATCAGTCTCCTCCTATGGCTCATATAATACAGAAAATACAAACAATAAAATCCACATATATAACTATTCTCGTTCTGTATCTGGGTTTTTTGGTATCTTGCGTCCAATGAACCCAAGAACCTTTTTATGGTCTCGGGTGGTTCATTGAATTCTGTCCCAAATGGATCAAAATAAACTGCCTTGTTCCCCTCCACATAAGCGGCCGTCCAGTGGCTTCCCCCATCCCCGTCATCGTGATTTGATAGATTGAAAATATAACCCCCTTGTCTAACTTGTGTTGGCAATCTATTCTGGAAAAATATCCCGACAAGATTAATGTTGTTCCTCTCCGCCGCTTCCTGTAGCTGGGTATTGAATGTTATTGCCGGCATCTTTATTATTTGACAGATGACTTTTCTTGATTTTTTTTATCTTGACTTAAAGAAATAAAAAAAAATGGAAAGTGTATTACTGGATATTCTTCCGGGGCATTGCCGTAATCTGGCGGACGGAATGGTGGTCCATCTCAAGCCCTCAATGATTGGATCAGGGATGGAAGTGAAGCTCTGTAAGAAGACCGCTTCTCGTCTTCGTCGTGCCATGAAACAGGGTAAGGGAGCTCGTCTTGCCATGAGCCCTGAGGAAATTGAGGCATCTGGCGGCCGTTTGACGTGGCGGAGTTTTCGTAGAGGATTGAAACGCGGTTGGTCATTTTATAAGAAATATGTTCGTCCTGTGGCTGGCCCTATTATAGAGGCAGGGATCAAGACCGCTGCCAAAGCAGCACCCGCTGCCGCTGTCGCACTGGGCCAACCTGAACTGGCAGCACTTGCCCCCATCGCCGAAGAGGCATTGTTGAAGATTGCTAAAAAGACGGGGGCCACTGGTCGCAAGATGAAGGGTGGTGCCATGAAAAAGAAATCGGCTGTCAAAAAACGTGCTGTTATGCCCGCCATGACCCCCGCAATTGATATTGGTTCTCTTGAGAGTGGTCGTGATCTAATCCACGGTAGTGGTCTAACCCTTGGTGATGGATTCTCTGGTGGTGGTCTTACCCTCGGTGGCTCTATGGGTTCTACTCCTCGTTCCTGGGGTAGTGCTGGTCCCGCCCCTTTTGTGGATTACCAAAACCCTGCCATGAAACCCCTCATCCAGATTGGCAATTTACAGCATGGGAGCTACTTGATTAAATCTACTTGATTTCAATTTTTAAAAAATATTTATTATTAATAAAGTTATGAAATACAATTTATTAGAACTATTCAAAGGCACTGGCTCTGTAAGTAAGGCATTTGGAAAAGATTTTAATATTGTGAGTTTAGATTTTGACCCAATATTCACTCCAACAATTGAGACTGATATTCTCAAATGGAATTATAAAAAATATTTTAAAGATAGTGGTTTTATCCCTAATATGATATGGGCATCCCCACCTTGTAATACATATAGTCCCCTTGCTTATCCATTAAAAGAAAGAGATACAAAAACAGCTGAACCATTCAGTGATAGAGCTAAAGAAGGCACTAAAATCCTTTATCGCACATTAGACATTATTAATTATGTTAAAAAAAATTTAAATCCAGATGTCTTATTTGTCATTGAAAACCCAAGAGGAATGATGCGCAATGATCCAAAAATAAAAAAATTAATTCTTAATTCAACTCTATATTGTCTTTATGGTGATGATCGTAAAAAACCAACAGATTTTTTTAGTAATTTCCCCTTGAATCTTAAAACAGAAAAACAATGTAATAAAAAAACAGTTCCTATTACTGACATTCCACTAAAAGAACGATATAGAATACCACAACGATTATTAAAAGATATTAAAGATGAATTCGAAGATAATATGCGTCGTTGATTAAATCGTGATGGATTTCATTTTTTAAAAAAATAAAATCTTTATCTTCTTTTTATCTTCTTTTATCTTCTTTATTTTGTTGATAATATTCTCGTTTTTTCTGTTTTGCTTCTTCTGTAGAACGATGAGCTTTTGCTCTTGCTTTCATCCTATTACGAAAATCTTCATCATTTATATATCGCTCGTGTGCTTGTTGATGGATTTTATCACGATTATTTTCACGATAATTTTTATCTGTTTCTCGTTTTTTGTTTTTCTTTTGTTCTAATCGTTCTTCTTGTTCGTCTGGTTCCTCAAATAATTTATTCAACATTGAATAATAAGATGGTTCATAATTTTCTTGAAAATAATCATGTTTGTATTGTTGAATATGTTCTTTGTTTTTTTCATATCTCTGTTTCCATTGTTCATTTTTTATTTCAATCGGTGTATTGGCTCTTATTTTATTAACACAACCACCTTTAATATTATCAATCCACCATTGCTCTCTTTTCGTTAGTTCTTTATTATTATTACAAGGGTAATCTTCTAATAACTCGATCTTCGCATCTGGAAATTCTTTTAATAAATCAACAGAAGCAACACCTTGATGTATTGGGTCCTTAGCGTATCCACGATGCCGTGATAGTCGTTGTGATAATGTCTCGGTAGTGCTCCCAACATATTGTTTCCCTCCACCAAAAATTCTGTAGATTTTTCCATTCTTGTAATCTTTCACCATTATCTTCTTTTGTCTTCTTTTTTATTGATCTCCTTTTTCATCTCCTTTTCATTTTCAAAAATCATTTTTGAAAATAGTTTTTTTATTCAACATTCAATTTCAGTGTCATTATCATATTGTATTTGTTATTATTACGATTATTTTTTTGTTAGATTACCAACGCGCCTGATCTTAAATCGATTTTAAGGGACCTTTGGTACGCCACAAACACCATATAATCAAAGGTGAGAGAGGTGTTGTTGGTACCCAGAATCTGGATGGAGCGACTGATGTCGTCTTTGGGCAATCTTCTTGATAAATCTGCCACATAATATCTCAGTCCAAATTGGAACTTGGTCTGGTCGATCAGCCCAGAAGTCAGGCCAGTGCTGTTGCCACCATTGATGGCGTTTATGCTACGTAGCTCATTGAGGAACGTGTCATAGTCGTACTGCTGGGATTGCTGGAAGATATTCGACCCTGACACCTGGATGTTGAACTGGGTGATCAAACCACAAGGGCTGGTGGTCCCTGGCTCACTGGCAAAGGGATTTACATATTGGTCCAGATTACACCCTGTGCTGGATTTAGCAATATAGGGGATAACAACAACATATAGGGGCTGGCTGATCCCGTTGGTAACCAATTGATTGATCTGCCCACCTGGAGCAATGTTCTTGATAGTGTAGCTGTAAATGTCGCTGTAGAAAATCTCCTTGATGCCCTGGCTCACATATTGTTCCTCCCACTGGGGTGAACATGTGTAAAGGGGGATGCTGAGACGGGAGGCTGTCAGGATGTCGTTGGAATAGGATGTGCCAGAGTTGTTCTTGGCTGAGACAATGTTGGAATTCACATAGAATGTCCCAGTAACACCCTGGAGCCACTCGTTGGGCTGCCACACATCGGCACTATTCACAATAAGAGGGTTGGTCTGGCCCACAATAGAGGGGACCGAGCAGGTGATGACAGCACCACTCCCCGCAGATGTGATCGCCTGGGAGCTGGCATTGTAATTTACCTGGGCTGTGATGAAGGCACCCTTGACCATAGGCATCTTGTCAAACACGTCGCACACATCCTTGAGGCGGATGGTGGCCAGGATGGAATACTTGTAGGTGTTGGTGGTCTCTTTCTTGAAGAATGAGAGACCCTGGGTGGTACATTTGGCACTATCAATGATGGAGCTGTAGAAGTTGCTGGTTGAGGTCAAATCCACCACATTCTCGCAACGTTTGGCAAGGCCCTCGTTGGCCGAACCATTGAAACGATGGAGACCGAATGCCTGGCCGGTGGGCCCAACTGAAGGCCTGTTGTTGGTGAAACCGACACCATTGGGACCAGTGCCCGACTGGAAGGAGGTGGTGCCATCAGGGCTGAAATACAGGGAACCGCTCCACTTGTCCAGATCACTCTGGGACAGGGAAGTCATCAATTTGAATGACACGAAATGGTTGGTGAAATCGGTCAATTGGACGATATTTGTGTTGTTGTACGTCACCGTCAAGCTGTTAATTAGGTTGAATGAGCCATTTCGGAGGGACACCATGAAGGAGTTGATGAGGGCATCCACATCTGTTCCTGACTGGTTATCCACCACAATAGTAAAGGGGATTTCCAGGGTCGCCTCACTCCAGCTGGCCCATTTGGCACTATTCGCAATTTGACTGAAGTCAAACTGGAGTTGACTTGTATAGCTTCCGTTGTTCGTATCATTTATCCAAATCGTCTCTTTCTTGAGGAATGGCTCCATGGGCATCTGGGACGCCATGCTTGATTCGTAGAGATATGTGTCAGCCATGCTTTTTCTTTTATTAATTTAAAGAAAAGAAAAAATTTTTTTGATTTTCAACGATTATTAATAATTCTTTTATGTTTATCTGTCTCTTTGTGCCTATTCATATTCTGTCTTGAAATATAACAACCACATTCACATTTGATTTTTTCATTATTGTATTCTCTAATTCTATTCCTATGTTCATGATCAGTTTTATAACGCTCTCTACGATTATTGTTTATTTGTTCCTTGTTATTGTCATATAGTTCTTGTCGATATTCTTTAAGATATTCTTTATTATCATCTTTCCATTGTCTATTTTGTTCTAAAATTCGTTCTTTATATTGTTCGTAATATTCTTTATAAGATCGTAATGGGATTTGTTTATTGACACAATCTGTGTTTTCAATAAACCATCTTTCTCTTTTTTTCAATTCATAAAGATTATTACATGGGTAGTTTTCAATCAATTTTATTTCTACCCCGCCTTCATCATAAATAAATCTTGACGAACAATTTCCTATTTTGTATTTCCATTCACTGCGATGAACTCTTTCTCTATATTGTAAATCTTGGATTGTTGAACCAATATATATTTTTCCACTACCAGATATTAAATGATATATTTTACCATTTTTATATCTTTCGTCAATCTCATTAATCTCGTTCATTTTGTTTTCATTTTTTTAAAAACAAAAATCATTTTTATAAATTACAGAGAAATATATTTCTTTTTCTTGGGTGTTGTCATGGTTATTTTCTCCATTTTCGTCCTTATCGCCGTCAAGTCCATCTTCTTCCCAGCTCCTCCCACAGACACCCCTAAATCGGTGTCGAGGAGTAGAGGCACTGCCCCACCCTTCATCGCATTCTTACAAGAACAAGTATGATACACTGCCCCCCCGGATGCTGGTCGGGTCCTTGGCACTGCCGTTTTTCCTGCCATATGATATAAACGCATTCTCTTTTATTTAAAGATAAAAATTTTATTTCAATCCTTTCATTTCAAAAGGGTCCCTCTTTCGAATGACCATCTGGACCACCAGGTTCGTATCACGGATGGGTAATGGGTTGAAATTTTGGTCCAGGAACTGAATCTCGAACCGATCGTAAAACCCATTTTCTATATCTGTGAAAATCAGCTCTGGGACTGAGAAATAGATCAATTGACCGAATTCCCTGTTGGCTGTTGTGAATGAATACAGGACCGTATTTGGGTTGCTGAGACGATTATTCAACAGGGAACAGGTAACAATGATGGATTGGACCACGGCAATCTGGGGGGTGTTCTGGGACAAGACATTGTAGGTGGTTGCCTGGACTGCCGATGGGTATGTCCCCGCATCAAACCCCAGCAATGACCTTATGTTTGTGGCTGGGATGATCAATTGGGGGGTGCTTGCCGTTGCTGGAAACACCACTCCAGCAGGATTCGTCCATCCACTGGGAAGTGATGTGGGCAGGGGGTACGCCCGAATTTCCACCCCATAATAGGTTGTATTCAACACCAGCTCAAGATAATACACATAGTCGCCATTGGAATCCACCAAGTAATTGCCATTACTCAACATGATGAATTGGAGATAGGCATTGATCGTGGAAACGTCATAGGCTCCATCTGGTAGTGTTATATTGGTGGTGGTTGAGCCAGTCCCATCCGTCCAGATGTAATAAAATGTGTTGTTGTTGTTCTGTGCCACGACATTGTACCATGAATAGTAGATGTAGATATTGGAGAGGGCAATCTGGTCGTTCTCGAATTTCTGTGTCCCAGGAAAATTATACCTATAACGACTATTGTCGTTTGGGAACACGTTCTTATTATTAATTATAATCGGCTTAATGGTTGCTTTTATTGTAGAAAACAGAAAAGATTTTTCCTTAAATAATAAAAAAGAATGTCCGTTTCATTTCTACCGGGAGCTTTCAAGAGTAAAGCTGACAGGGATGAGAAAATCCGTTATTATAATTCTCTATTGAAATTCCGTGCCCGATTGAACAAGGATAATGAGAAATTCTCCCAGATCATCCAGGAACAGATGGAGGAAGGCACTCCCTCCGCTCCTCTGCCTTATGTCCCCCTTGAAGAACAATTGGGGGATTTTAATTTCCAGAGACAACAGGCCGTCAAGAACACCACTTCTGTCCTCAACCAGGAGCAGGCCGTCTCATTCGTCTCTACTTATTTGACAACCCTTGATGAACTGGTCCTCTTCAATCGTCGTTTCAATGATTTCTATAAACAAAAACTGGAGAATGTCCGTCTCATCACCCCCCAGTATCTCGACCAGCTATGGGAACAATACAAGGCATCACTCCCCGCTTCATCCACCGCCACAGAAGAAGAGACACCTTCCCCCAGTGAGGATGAAGAAGACGATTTTGCCTCCATTGATGAGATTGTGGATTAGGAATCAACTTATGATGACTTTTATGAGGCATTGGGAGAGAAATTCCCTGATCTTATTGGTGTCCAGAAGAATCGTCTCTACAGGAGGTATGCCCGTTCTCGTCTCGGTCCCATTCCAAGGGGCGTCAATAATCCCCAGATATTCGAGAATCTCCGTAATCTTAGTCAGTTGAAAAAATAATTGTTTCTCAAGAACTTTTTTTCGTCATCAAATTAAATTACCAGTCGTTGGTAATTTAAAATTGTCATGAAAAAAAAATTATGATGGACGGAGGAGAGAAACAGAAAGGAAGATATCCTGCCAGGTGTCGGTGGCGTTAGCTGAATTCTGGTAAATCTGTAATTCAATATAATCGGTTGTGCCATTTAATTTTACAACCCCAGCACAATTAGTATAAATACCTGGTGATCCAGATGGTCCCGGTCCAGTATCATATATTATAGCTCCTGCTCCAACCACATTGGTGTTTATATTAATAGATGTCCTTACTGCCGCTTGATTAAGTTGTGTTGCGTAGGCCGTACATAAATAATAACCAGCAATGTTTGGTATTATTCTTTGTGGATTTGTGGTTGTGGAATGCCAGTTCAAGGTGTCCTCAAAAATTGTTGTATTTGTTGTGTTAAATGGGACTGCCGTAAGAGTATTATCATTGACTACCAGTGTAGTTTTTTCGGCAAAAAAGAGTGGGGTTGTTATATTCCCACCAGTAGGCCCAGTCGCTCCCGTGTTCGTAGCAGTCCCTGGTAGTCCTGTGTATCCCGTATTTCCCATTGGTCCCGTGGCTCCCGTACCAGAAGCAAATCCTGGAAGACCCGTTGGTCCCGTGTATCCATATGGACCCGTTGTGCCTGTAGAACCAGTATTCACAGCAGTCCCATCCATCCCTGTTGGACCAGTCTCCCCTGTTGGGCCCATTGTTCCCATTTGATCGCAATTATAAATAAAATTAGAGACATTGAAAATAGTATCTGTTGTATTCAGTGGGGGGCAATAATCAGCCATTTTTTATTTATAATAAGTAATTTCTTTTTTTATTCAAGAACTGGGACACTCGGGGCCTGTGGTCTAAGGCCCTTGTAGAGTTGGCAACACCTCGGAAAATTCTTGTCAATTGCTGGTTCCATCTGGTCCCATCGGTATTGGAGTATCTCTCCATCATCGTCGGTAATGTCATTTGCGAGTCCCGCTATCCTCTTCTTGATCCCTTTGGTGGGATAATTGGCGTGTGATCCACGAGCCACATAGACCACAAGGAAACCATTTTCTTTTTCTAAATCCTCATAGGGATATGTTTTGTGTGTTTTCAAATCATGGGTGGAAAAGGTTGCGTATCGTGGTTGTTCTGTCTTGGGGTCATAGTAAATAGTGATGGCCTCAACATCGTATCGGTGATAACCAAGGGCCTTACACCTGGGGCATTGTTTCCATCCCAGCTTCCCAAGAGACCCAATGGCAATATTCTCATCGTAGTAGGTCTGGACCTGGGCCACCTTCCACCCGTTATATGTCCCAGTAGAATAATAAATATTTTTCAGGGGGGACATTTCACTTGAGGAGAACTTGAGGATCAGCCCGAGTGGTTCCTTGGGATAGAATGTATCCTTACCCTTTCCTGAGATTTTCTGCTTTTTTTTTCTGCCCTCCCCTTCGACAAGGCGGTTGATCCTCCCTGCCAGATCGGTGATTTTGGAGATGACAGAATAAGCACCAGGGAATTTCTTGAGGACTGATTCCACATCCTGTTCGATGAAATCCTTGAGTTCTGGGGTCAAGAGATTGTTGGCTTCGAGGACAGCACTGATAAAGACCTGGCAATTCTCGTTCTGGACATCGTAATTGCTGAACCTCTCAGGGCCCATAAAGTCCCTGGTGATATTGATGAGGTCATTGATGCTGGAATCGTACTCGGGGGGGATGGGCACATCCAGAATCTGAATGTTTTTTTTCTTGGATGGTCGGTACATTTGAAAATTCAGCACATCCCTCTTATCCAGTAGGTATTTCTCATTGATAATCAGTGATAAATGGTACATCCTGTCATATCCAATCTTTTTGAGGATTTTCTTGTATTGACCGAATGTTGCGATATTCAACCACCCAAGGATGGGTTTCCGCTCCACTCGTAAGGAAGTGATCTTTTCATCCCCAACCTCGGCAATCAATCTCCTCGATTTGGGTGGGAATAAACCTGGTTTCCGTCGTTCCAGAAATCCTTTTCCCTTGATTGGTTTCTTCTTGGTTGTTGTTTTTCTGGTGTAGGTCCTTTTTGCCTCCACAAGGGCTTCCTTGTAGCTGATATTGTGGTCCTTCTGGTATTTACGCACATGTATCACCCATGGGTTCGTCATTTTATTATTGGAAAAATAATAATAAAAGAAGTTCAATGGCTTTGGTAGAAATTTAAGAAAAAAACTTCATAAGTTGTGAAACTTTTTTCAAAAAGTAAGAAGTAAAAACAAGAGGCCCAAAAAAAAGTGTTGGGATTTTGTCTTTGTGTTTTCCATTATGAATATCTTCTTTTTCTTA